CCACCCCATAGGCACTACAACTAAAGCAACGATGATATTCCATATCATAGGTATTGAAAGTTCCATTATGGTGCTTTCCCACCTTCCCATGCTTCATTTATATCAGGCGTGTCAGGATTATCCCCGATAAGTTGCCCTTTAGAATTTCTTGCTCGTTTAGGTTTACCTGTAGACTTAGGTTCCGCAGGCCAGTCAGCATCTTTTAGATTAGGCCAGTTCTCATGTACCATGAGATTACGCAAAGCATCACTGTAAACAGACCAATCATTTTTTTCAGCATCTGTTAATGAACTATCGTTTGCCTGTTTCCAATCTGATTCTGCAAGTAAAGTGTTGCGTTTTAACTTAACAACATCTGCTTTATTAGATTCTGTCATTGTGCCTCCTGTAATATATATAATATATATAATATAATATATATATAATATTAATATATATATATACTTAAAATATATATATTAGTATATACTATATTTCGAGATAGAAATTCTCCCTTATCTGTCTCTTGGTAGGTGGGCAACCCCACCCTTAGCCTGCCTACCTTACAAACGGAGAAAAGATGCAGAAACTTGCTGCAATGAAAGATAAGATATCCCAGTTACCTGTAGAGCAGCAGGTAGAACTACTGGATCTTCTGGCAGAACTAGAGGAAGTGGAAAACAAATCTGCTTCCAAAGATGACTTCATCAGCTTCGTAAGAATGATGTGGCCTAGTTTTATATCAGGCACTCACCATCAAAAGATGGCTAATGCTTTCGAAAGGGTAGCCAAGGGTGAACTAAAACGTTTGATCATCAACATGCCACCCCGACATACCAAGTCAGAGTTTGCTTCTTATCTTTTGCCTGCATGGTTTCTTGGAAAGTATCCAGAAAAGAAAGTTATTCAAACGGCACACACAGCAGAACTTGCGGTGGGATTTGGTCGTAAGGTTAGAAACCTGATACAATCAGAAGACTTCCAGAAAGTTTTTAGTGGCATTACCCTGTCATCAGACTCCAAAGCTGCGGGCAGGTGGAACACAAACAAGCGCGGTGATTACTTTGCGATTGGTGTTGGCGGTGCGGTTACAGGTAAAGGTGCGGATCTTTTGATCATAGATGACCCTCACAGCGAACAGGACGCGCAACAAGGGCAGTTTAACGCTGATGTCTACGACAGAGTCTACGAATGGTACACATCAGGCCCACGGCAGCGTCTACAGCCAGGAGGAGCTATCATCGTTGTGATGACCAGATGGTCTAAGAAGGATCTCACTGGTCAGATTCTACAATCAACATCAGACAGACAGGGAATGGATGACTGGGAAGTGATAGAGTTTCCTGCGATTATGCCATCAGGTAAACCGTTATGGCCTGAGTTCTGGTCTCAAGATGAACTAGATGCACTAAAAGCAGAACTTCCTGTATCGAAATGGTCAGCCCAGTATCAACAAGACCCCACATCTGAGGAAGGTGCTCTCATCAAACGAGAGTGGTGGCAGGAATGGGAGAACGATAGACCGCCACCGTGTGAGGCTATCATACAATCTTGGGATACAGCGTTTCTTAAAACCCAAAGATCAGACTACAGTGCCTGTACAACATGGGGTGTGTTTTACATTGAGGGTCAGCCTAATGTAATTTTACTTGATGCCTACAAAGAAAAGCTAGAGTTCCCTGAATTGAAACGCGCAGCATACGATAAGTACCAAGAGTTTGAGCCTGATCAGATGATTGTGGAGAAGAAAGCCTCTGGTGCACCCTTGATATTTGAGCTTAGAGCTATGGGTATTCCAGTAACAGAGTTTACACCTTCGCGTGGACAAGATAAGATTGCTAGAGTAAATGCAGTAACAGACCTATTCGCAAGCGGCTCAATATGGTATCTTCCTACTAGATGGTCGGAAGAAGTGATTGAAGAGTGTGCATCATTTCCTTCTGGGGATCATGATGATTTAGTGGACTCCACCACACAAGCTCTGCTAAGGTTCAGGCAAGGCGGTTGGGTGAGAGCCGAAATGGATGACTGGGATGACGAGCCAAAATATCAAAGACCAGTCGAGTATTACTAGGAGATAGTCATGGCTATTGAAAAGCAAATGGAACCTTCGGATCTAGAAATCGAAGAAACGGATGCTGAAAATATTGAAGTAGAGATTATAAATCCTGATGCTGTATCGATAGATACTGGTGACGGTGGTGTGATCATAGACTTTGAAGGGGACATAAGCGAAAGCATTACAGGCCCAGATCATGACGCAAACCTAGCTGAGTTTATCGATGAATCTGAATTACAATCATTGGCATCTGAACTCGTAGGAGAATTTAATTCTGATCGTGAGTCTAGAAAAGACTGGGCAAGAGCCTACGTTAAAGGATTAGATCTTCTTGGGATGAAGATAGAAGAACGTAGCCAACCGTGGCAAGGGGCATCTGGTGTGTTCCATCCAGTTCTTACAGAAGCCGTTGTTAGGTTTCAGGCACAGGCAATGGGTGAGTTATTCCCTGCGTCTGGGCCAGTAAGAACCAAGATTATGGGTAAATTAACCCCAGAAAAGACAGATCAGGCAGACAGAATCCAGACAGAAATGAACTATCTTCTGACTGAAGAGATGACAGAATACCGTGATGAGACAGAACAAATGCTCTTCAAGCTACCGCTTGCAGGGTCTGCTTTCAAAAAGGTTTACTACGATCCGTTAGAAGATAGACCTGTAGCTATGTTTGTTCCCGCAGAAGACTTTGTTGCTTCCTATGGTGCATCAGATCTGGCTTCTTGTCCTAGATATACACACATCATGAAGAAGACGGCTAACGAAATCCTAGAGTTACAGGTTGCAGGGTTTTACAAGAAAGTAGACATTCCTGATCCAGAGCCAGACTTTTCAGACATACAGGAAAAATATGATGAGCTTGATGGTGAGAGCGCAGTAATAGAAGATGATGATCGTCATACAATTCTAGAGATGCATGTTACCATGAACATGCCAGATGAGTTCGATGATCCAGATGGAATAGCCAGACCTTACGTTGTAACGATTGATAAGTCTTCAAAAGAAGTATTGGCGATAAGAAAAAACTGGTATCAGGAAGATGAAAAGAAAAAGAAAAGATTACATTTCGTACATTACAAATACCTACCTGGCTTGGGTTTCTACGGCACAGGTCTTATACATCTCATTGGTGGATTGGCTAAGTCGGCGACTTCGATCCTTCGCCAACTTATTGATGCGGGTACATTATCTAATTTGCCTGCGGGTCTTAAAGCTCGCGGTCTCCGCATTAAAGGTGACGACACCCCTCTTATGCCAGGTGAGTTCAGGGACGTGGATGTTCCAGGTGGTGCGATACGGGATTCAATTACGTTCATCCCTTACAAAGAGCCATCAGGCGTTCTATACTCGTTACTTGGCAACATTGTCGAAGAAGGACGTAGGATAGGTTCCGTTGCTGATATACAGGTTGGAGACACAAATGCTCAAGCACCTGTAGGCACAACGCTCGCTCTAATGGAACGCAGCATGAAAGTTATGTCTGGTGTGCAAGCTCGTATGCATGCAGCCATGAAGAACGAACTACGCTTGCTGTCAAAGATTATACGAGATTACATGCCATCAGAATATGCTTATGAAATGGATGGTGACTTCGACAGACAAAAAGACTTTGATGCACGAGTAGATGTTATACCTGTTTCAGATCCTAACGCTGCAACAATGGCTCAAAGAATTATGCAGTATCAGGCAGCTTTGCAGCTATCTCAACAAGCGCCTCAGCTATACGACATGGGCAAGTTGCACCGTCAGATGCTAGAAGTGTTGGGGATACAGGATGCAAGCGATATTGTTAAACTACCTGATGATATTAAACCTGCTGATCCTGTTACAGAAAACATGATGATGCTCAAGCAAGAGCCAACTAAGGCATTCAAGTATCAAGATCATGAAGCACACATAGCAGTTCACATGGGCGCTATAGAAGATCCTAAGATGCGAGAGCTTGTAGGGCAGTCACCGTTTGCACAAGCTATTGGTGCGGCTATGGCAGCGCATGTTACAGAACATGTTGCGTTCCAGTATAGACGTGAGATGGAAAAGATGCTTGGTGTCGAGTTGCCAAACGAAGATCAGCCACTACCAGAAGATGTAGAGGTGGAGATCTCAAGGCTTGCAAAAGAAGCAGCAGAAAAACTGTTGCAAAAAGGTCAAGCAGAAGCTCAACAACAGCAAGTGCAGCAACAACAACAAGATCCTGTTGTACAAATGCAACAGGCAGAACTGCAAATGAAGCAAAAAGAACTAGAGCACAAGATCCAAATGGATACGCAAAAGTTGCAGCTTGATGCGATGACAAAAAGTTCAAATGCACAAATTCAACAAGAACGTATTTCCGCTGAGAACCAACGTGAGGGTGCACGTCTTGGCGTAAAACTAGCCACCGATCTGGATAATTCACAACGTAGTGACCAGAAAGAGGGCGCAAAACTAGGTATTGAAATAGCTAAGGAGCTTGTAAAGGGAGATGAGTGATAGTGTTTTTTCGCTGTTAGGGCGAAAGCTTGACGAGTATGAAGAAGATATTAAGACATATCTTGCATCTGGTCAGGCAGAAGATCTTGGTTCGTATAATCGTTTGGTCGGTAGATGTGATCTAGTAAAAATTATACGACAAGATTTAGAGGATATAGAAAAAAGATATATTGAAAGTTAAAAATTTTTTTACTATTGTCCAAATCAGGGAGTATTCGTGGATGTCCACGCAAGGTGACTGTGAACCTTTAAATCACTGCAAGGTATTGAAATGTATACAGGAAATACGACTACAGAAGAAAAGGTAGCTACTAAACTGCCACAGCCAAAAGGATACAAGATTCTTATTGGCGTACCAGAAATCAGCGACAAGACAGACGGTGGGGTGTTTATGCCTGATGGCCTTAAAGCATCAGAAGAGACTGCTTCTATTATTGGTTTTGTTATGGAGCTAGGCGCAGATGCCTACGCTGATAAAGAAAAATTTCCACATGGATCGTACTGCAAGAAGGGAGACTTCGTAATCTTTCGATCTTACTCAGGCACTCGATTTAAAGTACATGGGAAAGAGTTTCGTCTTATTAACGATGACACTGTGGAAGCAGTTGTGGAAGATCCAAGGGGGTATTCAAGAGCATGAATAATCGAGCGCAACAAGAAGAATATGAAGATGATTTTACTGAAGATCAAAATGTTCAGGAAGATCAAGTTGATCAGGAGGATGATGGCTTTGAAATAGAAGTTGTTGACGATACTCCAGAAAAAGATAAAGGAAAACCCAGGAGATCTGATGGTAGTGAGCCACAGATTCCTGATGATGATGAAATAGAAAACTATAATGAGAATGTTCAAAAACGCATTAAACAATTAAAGTTTGAGTATCATGAGGAACGAAGGGCAAAAGAAGAAGCAGGTCGTCTTCAGGATGAGGCTTTGCGTTATGCAGAACAAATCAAACAGGAGAACGATAAGCTCAAGAGAACCATCAATGATGGTGAGGTAGTTCTAGTCAATCAAGCCAAAGGTCGGGTAGACGCACAGCTAGAAAAGGCTAGGACTGCTTACAAGTCAGCATATGAAACTGGTGACTCTGATGCTCTTATCGAAGCTCAAGAAGCAATAGCAAAGCTTAGTGTAGAAAAGGATAAGTATGATTCATACAAGCCTAGACCTGCGCCTAAGCCTGCGCCAGAACCACAGTACCAACAGCAGAATATGCAGCCTCGAAAACCCAGTCAAATGGGTGTGGAGTGGTCAGAAGACAACCCTTGGTTTGGAGAGTGGAGCAAAGACTACGATCCTGAAATGACAGGGTATGCATTTGGCGTTCATGAAAAACTTGTAAAAAGTGGTATTGCGCCAGACACTGAAGAGTACTATAATGAAATTGATGATGCGATGCGTCGTGTCTTCCCAGATGAGTTTGACGATGAGCCTTTTGAGGAATTAGCACCTCAACGTCAGACAGGCAACGTGGTTGCCCCTGCCGCTAGAAGTGGCAAAAAACCACGCAAAGTGCAACTGACCTCAACGCAGGTTTCTCTCGCCAAGAGACTTGGTCTGACAAATGAACAATATGCGGCGCAATTAATGAAGGAAGTGAAAAGATGACGAACCGAAACTCACGCAACACAGAGACTCGTGACGAGTCAAAACGTAAGGTGACATGGGAAAGACCTTCGGCGTTACCAATCCCCGAACCTAGAAACGGTATTGAATACCGATGGGTTCGCACATCAACACTTGGGAATAGTGACAATACGAATGTTTCTTCTAGATTTCGTGAGGGATGGACACCTGTTCGTAAAGATGATCACCCAAACCTTCAAGTTGTGTCTGATATCGATTCTCGATTTACAGACAATATTGAGGTCGGTGGATTGCTGCTATGTCAGAATGATGCCGAAAATGTGCAAGCTAGACGTGATGCACAGCAAAGACAGGCCGAAGGCCAAATGGATGCTGTGGATAATAGCTACTTGCGTAACTCAGACCCTC